CCGAGGCTCGCCGCCTACAGGTGGCCGGCGCCCAAACCCCCCAGCTCTCCCAGGGCGAAGAGCGCAACATCGCCCAATTCGACACGGGTAAGCTCCTTCGCCACCTCCACCGCTCCGCCAAGGGTGCTGCTGTGCAGCCCATCGACGGTATTGAGGCCGAAATGATCCAAGAGGGCGAGCGCGAGGGCCGCGCCGCTGGCATTCAGACGGGCGGCATCATGTTGCCCCGCATCCTCGTTCGCCGTGGTGCCCAAGGCGTCGAGCGCCGCGATATGACCACCACCGCCGCCGAAGGTGGCCACACCATCGCCACCGAGAAGCGCGGTTTGCTCGATGATTTCTTCAACGCCTCCGTGATGCGCCAAGCCGGTGCCACGGTGCTTGAAGGTCTCAGCGGCAACATCGACTTGCCTCGCTTGGCCGCTGGCACCGCTCCCGCCGGCAAGGCCGAGAACGCCGCTGCCGATGAGGTCTCGCCCACCACGGCGATGCTCTCCCTGTCGCCCAAGCGCCTGCCCGCTTACATCGACCTGAGCGAGCGCCTGCTCAATCAGTCCTCAATCGCCCTCGAAGCGATCCTCCGCACGCACCTGACAAATCAGATGCTCGCGATCCAAGAGGCCGCATTCTTCCACGGCGGCGGCACCAACCAGGCCAACGGCATCGCTGGAACCAACGGCATTGGCTCCGTTGCTGGCGGCACCGACGGCGCTGCGCCCACGCTCGCCCACATCATCGGGCTGGAGACCGCTGTCGACACCAGCAACGCGCTGCTCGGCAACCTGCGCTACATCTCCAACGGCCAGATCCGTGGCAAGCTCAAGGGCACGCCAAAGGTCGCCTCCACTGACAGCCGCATGCTGCTCGACAGCGACGGCCTGCTGAACGGCTACCAGCCGCTGTTCACCAACGCCGTGAGCCGCACGCTCACGAAGGGCGGAAGCTCGGTCGCCTCCGCGATCTTCTTCGGCAACTTCTCCGATTACTACATCGGCTATTGGGGCGGCGTCAGCCTGGAGATGGTCCGCGACAAGAACAATGCCATCAGTGGTCTCTACACGCTGGTTGCGTCGGCCTACTACGACGGCGGCGTGGTCCGCCCGAAGTCGTTCGCCGCGATGCTCGACGCCCTCGGTGCCTGAGTCTGAGCGGTTGGCTTATCGAGCTTCTCGCCCATGGGGGCGGGCGGCTCTGTTCAGCTAATCCCAACATCCTCAACACATGATCGTAAACACTACCAACACCAGCGCGGTAAACGGCGATTTCGTCGCGCTCCAGTGCATTACCGACACCGTTTTTTCCGCCTTCGTCGAAACCTTCGCCAGCGGTCAGGCGATCACAGGCATCACTATTCCCGCCGGAACCGTGCTGTTCGCGGAGCGCGACGGGTCAATCAGAAGCTACACCCTCACTAGTGGCGTCGTCCGCGCCACAGCCCGCTAATGTTTAATCTAGGCCTAGGGCTTCAAATCGGTCGCATTCGCGGTAGAAGGCGAAGCGCTTACGCGGGAGCTGCCGCGCTCTACGCGCTGCGAGTCCCCTCGGGGGTTAACTACAACGGCCCCGTGGTGCGCGTGCGCCGCTCAAGCGACAACTTGGAGGCCAACATCGGCTCGGTTGCGGGCCAGCTCAATACGGCCGCGCTGCTTGGGCATTGCCCCGCCAACTACCTCCTGCAATCCGAAACCTACGCTGCTGCGGGGTGGACCAGGAGCAACGTTAGTGTCGCTGGAAAGACCCTCACCAGCACGGCGACTGGTGCTACCGCGACTGGCATGTCTCAGGTCGTCACCGCTCCAGTCGGCAACACCGCGTACACGCTGGATATTCTGACATCGGGCACGACATCGCCGTGGCTGCGAATCGCGGTCACCGACGGCGGGGTTACGCCACAGTCGTGGATAAATCTTGCGACAGGTGTGGTCGGAACGGTGCAGGCCGGAATTACACTTACATCTACCCCAATCGCGGGCGGCTACCGCGTGACGCTTGCCCGCACGGTGGTATCGGCCTCGACCACGCTGTTCATCCGCTTCGCCGACACAGACAACTCGATTAACTCACCTGCGATTGGCTCAACCATCACCATCGACCGAGCGTGGGTCAACTCCGGCACCACGGCTGGCGGCTACATCGCGACCACGACCGCGACCACCATCAATAGCGGCTTTGTGGCGACGTTGTACGACATTTCTGGCAACGGGCGGCACTTCACTCAAACGACCGCAGCGAGTCAGCCGCGCATCGTCAATGCAGGGGTGGTTGAGCTGGAAGGCGGCAGGCCCACGCTCAACTATACTGCGGTCGGCCCTTTCTTGACTACCCCGGCAATCCCGGGCCAGAACGCCAACGGAGCGCTGATCGTCGTGGCGCGGGCTGCGAATACCGCGTCTGCGCGGCACCCATTTGGCGACCGCGCGGGATCAGGCGGCGGCCGCATTATCCGCGCTCTGTCAGGTGGCAGCGCATACTTTGTCGCCAACATCGACTCAGGTCTTTCTGCCACCCTAACGGGCTCGACCACACAGCAGCGCATCATCTCGCTGCTTTCCAGTCCAACACGCTTTGGCGGCTCTCTCGACGGCGTGGTTACAGCTGGAGGCGGCGGCAGTTATATCGCATCAAACGGGGCTTTCTATCTTGGCGGGGCGGGTTCGATCAGCGCAACTGGCGACTGGATCGGCACGATCTCCGAGGCGATGGTTTTTACCTCTGACCTATCCAACACGCAGCGCCAAGCCATCGAACGCGACCAAGGTGCATATTTCGGCATCACGGTCCCGTAACCACCTATGGCCTACGCAATTTACACCGACCAAGCCAGCGCCACCGCAGACCTAGCGGCCGTAAACGCGGCGTTCGCCGCAGGTCTCCACGTTGGCGATGTGACCCAGCGCTGGGCCGAGCTTGTGCAGTGCACCAATGGATGGGCCTTCGTTAAGCCCGACTGCCCGCAGCTCTGCACGCTGCTCGGCGAGCACACCGAGGCCGAGAGCGTCACCTGAATGCGCCCACCAACCTGAAAAAACTTATGAAAATAATCCCGAATTCAGACATCCTTATCAGCGGCATCCATAGCCCTGCCGGTGTCGCCCTCCAAACCAGCGAGGCCATTGCCCTCTCCCTAGTTGCTCAGGGGCTCGCCCGCTTAGCGCCCACGGCTGCCGCCATCGAGACCGCCGAGGCCCGCCCCGTGATCGAAAACGCCACCGCCCGCCCGTCCCGCAAGCGCGCCTAAAAAATGTCACACCTCTCCATCATCACCGCCACGCCAGATGCCAACTCGCCGGTCACCACGGCGGAGCTGATCGCGCACCTGCGCTTACCGTCAGTGCAGGATGGGGCCGCGATCACGCAACTGGCCGCGCTGCTCAATGCCGCCCGTGAATTTGTCGAAGGCCAGACGGGGCGCGGCATGGCCCCCGCCACCTACCGCGAACTTTTCACCGCTGCCGACGTGCAGGCCGACGCCATGCTGCACTTTGCGCGCGGCCCCGTCACCGCGATCACGGCGATCAAGTATTGGCCCGCCGACGGCTCGGCCCGCGTCACGGTTACCAGTGTGCCAGCAATCGCCGCGCTCCTGGTGGAGATGGGCGACATGCTACCGGGTGCGGCCTTCATCGCATCGGCCCTCACCGATCTCAAACTCTACGACCGCCCCGATGCGCTGACGGTTGACTACGTGGCAGGCCACGCGCTCGGAGCGTGCCCCGATGGTCTTAAGCACGCCGTGCTCCTACTCGCCGCCCTGTGGCACGAAGAGCGCCTGCCGATCAACACATCAGTCAACGAGCTGCCCTACGGCCTCGGCTATCTCATCCAGCAGAACCGCGTAGGCGGCTGGGTCGCTTAAAAATAAAAAAAACATGCTCACGCTACGCTATAACAAAGACACAGGCCGCTTCATCGGCATCAATGCCGAGGGTTATCCAGCGGTGGCGTCGGTGCTCAAGCGCCGCGACACCGTGCCGGTTGTGGTCATGCTTTACTCGGCTGGCGTGCTGACCACATTTAGCAGCGGATCGCTTTCACTCGGGCTAAAGGCCAGGGGCTCATACACGGGCCCACTCGTGGCCCTCGCCAACCTCACGGCGTCCGGCTCTTCGAGTTACACCGGCACGCTCAGCCTGAACACGGTGGAGCTTGCGGCCTTATTTGTTGGGGTTGGGCTGCCACCCACTGAGCCCGCCTACGTGCCGCTTGTCGCTGAGCTTTCGCACACGAGCGGCTGGACTGCGGAGAATATCCCCGTGCGATGTGACAACGATTATCTCTCTGGCGATGAGCCTGCGCCTGGGCAAAGCGTATCGGAGTTTGCGGCATTGCTCGCCGCCGAGACCGCCCGCGCCACGGCGGCGGAAATGGCGTCGGCTCGCGCAGTCGCGTCGGACTTCGAGATGGTGTTAAAAAACAGTGTAAAAATCCAATCCCCTGAAATTGGGAAAGTTTTTGGAAAGAGAGTTAATCGGTGGACGCACACGGAAGACATTACTAGGGCGACGAATCTATCAGCTTCATCTGTAAATGCTGCTGATTTTATCACTCTTAATGGAATTAAACTGCAACGATGGACGCCGATTCCAGGGCAGGGGCTCTATGCGTTTCTTTCTTCCCGAATTTCGGCTGCTTACGAACTTTTGACGGCTGGAAAAAGCTATATCGTTTCCGCCTATGTGGTTAACGTAAAAGGCGCAGCAACATGCGGTATGGCTAACATGGCCGCGACGGGATTTGGGCATGAGCAGAAGTACATCGACAACCAACTACGCCGGATTTGGACCTATGGTGTTGCCATAGACTCTAACCGCATGGATTACGGCCGCACTCCCACGGTTGCTTATGGGTCGGCGGCATCAGTTGGCGACGATCAAGGTGTTGGTTACATCGCAGGATGTGATTACAACGTTGAAGCTGACTGCTACATTGGAGGGATTCAAGTAGAAGAAATCCCCGCTCAAAAAATGAGTATCGCCATGATTGGTGACTCGACTATGCGCGGAGGTTTCGGCAGTGAAGTTGCTCCGTATACCTCGAATTTGGGTGGAGACAATTATGATTCGCGACAGGTAAGTAGATATTTGGAATGGGCGCTGAACGTGCCCGTTTTGTGTCGTGCAGTTTCTGGAAATACAACGGC